GTTATTACGGTTAACAGTTGGAAGAAAAAGAAACCCCCACACATCCATGTTACATGGGATGATGAGGATGATGATGACTACACTGGTGGTCCAGGCGAAGGACCATATTGGTGGTATACTAAATAAAGTATAGCTTGGGAAGCTGGCGATGCCCTCTGAATGGTATAAAGAACAGTTAACAAATAGAAATTACCTTTCACCTCTTGGTTTCAATTTAGAGTTGGAACTTTTTAAAGGGGTGGATTTCTTTTGTCAGGCTGCGAATATACCAGACATAGAAATGCCTGTTACTGAAGTTCCCTCAAGATTTCGTTCTCTACCTATTATTCCTGGTGGAGGAGTTTCCTTTGGGGATCTGAATGTTAGATTTATCATTGATGAATCTTTGGTCAATTACATGTCAGTACATAAATGGATACGTGCTAATGGTAATGCTGATTCAGGTGAGAAGGTTCCAGACAATCCAGAGTACAGTCGTGCTCAATTAATTGTTAATACTTCTAATTTCAATACAAATTTCTGTGTAAACTTTACAGGTGTATTCCCAATCTCTCTTTCTGGTGTGCAGTTCGATGCTTCTTTATCTGACCAGGAATATTTGACTGCTGATGTTACGTTTAAATATCAGACCTATAGTATAACCGATAAGAATTTAAATGAACTTTGATGCTCTTCGTAATCGCTTTGAAAAATTAAGAACTGAGTGGGATGAGGATAGTCTTGTAGACTTTCAGTTCAAAGATAAATCATACAGCACTGACCTTGGTAAGTTAGCGTTGGAGATTCCTTTTTGCCACAATAAATACTTAAACCATTATATTGACTGTTCTCAGATTAAAACCTCCTTAGAGTTTGAAGTTCGCAGATTGGTCAAAGAGAAAAAAGAATACTACGGTGGTGAAGCAGATGCTAAAACATATGCCGAGAAACCATTTGGTACTCATATAAAAACTCAAGATAAAATGAAAACTTATCTTGAGGCAGATAATGAAATTATCAATCTAGAAGCGAAGGTGAAGTACGTTGATCAAATGCTGTACTTCCTTGATTCTGTTATGAAGCAAATTTCTAATAGAGGTTTTGCTATCAAGTCAGCAATCGAATGGGAGAAGTTTATTAATGGTACTGATTAATGACTCATCTTGTTATACAGAAGAAGAACGAAGTCTTCATGAAGGTACATAGTGAACAACATGTTCACAGGGAATTAGCAGATTACTTTTCTTTTGAAGCACCTAACGCAAAGTTTTTAAAGAGACAACCAAGATACAAATACTGGAATGGTATGATCCATTTGTATTCTCCTGCTACTGGAGAATTATATAATGGTTTAATGGATCACCTTGACCTGTGGGCTGCTGAACACCAGTATACTATATCCCATGCAGATAATGAACACTATGGGAAAGTACGTGAAGAGAATGGGTTCGTATCACCAGCAGGTGTAAAGGTTTTCATGGATAAGATATCCAAAGTAAAACCTAGAGACTATCAATATGCAGCAGTCTACGATGCTATAAGAAATAATAGAAAACTCTTTCTATCTCCTACGGGATCTGGGAAGAGCCTTATGATATATTCCATAGTCAGATACTATTGCGCCACCAGCAAGAAAACGCTCATCATCGTTCCTACTACTAGTCTGGTCGAGCAAATGGTCAACGACTTTATTGAATACGGTTGGAATGCCGAGGATCATGTTCATAAGATCTATAGTGGTAAGGATAAGAATACAGATAAGAATGTTATCATCTCTACTTGGCAGTCAATCTATAAGTTTCCTAAGAGATACTTCGATGATTTTGACTGTGTAGTAGGAGACGAGGCACATCTATTTAAGGCTAAGTCCCTTACTGGGATCATGACTAAGTTACATAACGCAAAGTATCGGTTCGGTTTTACTGGTACTCTGGATGGTACTACAACGCATAAATGGGTTCTAGAAGGACTCTTTGGATCCTGTAACCAAGTAACTAAGACTGATACCCTAATCAAGAAGGGCTACCTTTCTAATCTTAGGATCAAGGTACTACTCTGTAAACACCCTCCACAGTATTTTTCAGCATATCAAGACGAGATAGACTACCTAGTCAGTCATACTGGTCGAAATAACCTGATCAAGAATCTGGTAAAGGATGCAGAAGGAAACACTCTTGTCCTCTTTAATTATATCGAAAAACATGGAGAACCATTGTTTGAATTAATAAATAATTCTATAGATTCATCTCGTAAGTCATTTTTTGTTTGTGGTAATACAGACGTACACGACAGAGAGGAGGTCAGACAAATTATTGAGGAAGAAAACAATGCAGTTATCGTTGCGTCCTATGGGACTTTTAGTACTGGTATCAATATTAAGCGTCTTCACAATATCGTGTTCGCAAGCCCCAGTAAATCCCGTATTAGAAACCTCCAATCAATTGGTAGAGTCCTTCGCAGAGGAGAAGGAAAAGAAATAGCAACACTATATGATATCGGTGACGATATCTCTGGTAGAAATTATACTTTGAAACATCTTAATGAAAGAGTTGATATCTACCAGAAAGAGAACTTTAAATATGAAGTTCATAAAGTAAACTTAAGGTAGTATGGAAGAAGAATTCTTTGCAACAATTAAATTAGTCTCTGGTGAAGAGATTATATGTAGAACATCCTTCTGTGCAGAGGATGATGTTCTATTGATACATGAACCTATGCAAGTAGAACATGTATCACATCAAAAACAAAGAATTAAAGTACAAGGATTCTCTTTACAAGAATGGATTCATTCTACTTTTGATGATTGTTTCTTTATACCTAAACAACATGTAGTCACTATGACTGAATGTGATAAGAAGATAACAGAATTCTATCTTAAGTGTGTATCTAACGAAAAGAAATCAAAACATCTAAGTCAACAGATGCGAGAAGGAAAACATATAGGTGATCCAAATAAAGTGATACCTGGTTATGTTGGATCAGTGGAGAATGCTAGAGAATCTCTAGAGAAGATATTTAAAACAAGCTAGAACTTACCTTTAACCCTCCACAGGGTTGATTGTAACCCGATTCGAGGGGGTGAGTCAAGTCTTTTCGCAAATCTTAACAATTGATTTAGGATTGCACTATACCCTGTTCTATGCTATACTCATAAAAGGATGACCACATATAATGGCAAAGAGAGCAAAAACAGAGTACTATGTAAATAATAAAGAACTCCTAGAGGCAATGACTGTCTATCGTGAGAGGGTTATTTATGCGTCCGAACACAAGAAGACGAAACCTAGGGTTCCTAATTACATAGGTGATTGCTTTCTTAAGATCGCAACCCATTTATCTTACAAACCTAACTTTGTTAACTATCCATTCCGTGAGGATATGATATGTGATGGTATTGAGAATTGCCTTCAATACATAGATAATTTTGATCCTGATAAGTCATCCAATCCTTTTGCCTACTTCACTCAGATTATATACTATGCATTCTTGCGTCGTATACAGAAAGAGAAGAAACAACTAGAGATCAAACAAAAGATCCTAGATCATTCTGATTCTGCTACGGTCATGCATGTAGATGATACTGGTGTGGTAGGACTCAATGCGTCTGCATCTGATATGAATAGTATCAAAGAAAACATCGAAATTAAAATGAACCGCTAATGCCTGTATACCGAGACTATGAGATTCGTATTAATCTCAATGAGTTAATTGAAAAGAGAATCCCATGCTGTGATCTTTTACACCCTGATCATTGTTTCACGGAACCACAGATCTCACAGATAGCACATGATATTAACATGGACTTGGATCTACATCCAATCTACCATCAAATTGATGAGCATATAATGAGGTATGTTAAGGCTGCTGGTATCGATAACACAGAGCATTGGGTAGAGCCACACCTACCTGACTTGGAAGATTAATGGAAGCATATGATAACACTGGTGTCCATACTAATGTACAGATCACTATTGATCTCAATGAGTTAGTCTGGGCAAGAGGTGAATTCCTTAAGCAAGAGATGTCTGTTAATCAAGCAGAGTACCTTGCAGAGACTCTACGGAGAACTCTAACATGGGACACTATGTATGGTATGATTGATCAGGCTATACTAGAGTTCTTTGAGAACCATGAACACCCTGAGATTTGGGATCCTCACTATGGTGAGATTCAACCTGAGCCAGGACGTGAAGATGAATTGAACAAACTAGAGAAGGCAGCAAAGCAAAGAGAGAAGGCCAGAAAAGAGTTTGTAATGGTGGATTTAGTTGCACCAGCATGGACTATCAAAGTACCCATACGCAAGGATAGACTCAAAGATGGATCCTGATGATAACCCGTTTTGGGGTGAACCTACTCCCACTGATTTGTGGGATGATATGAAAAGATTAGATGAATGCTATGAGAAACTTGGTTGGGATCATAGAGATTATCTAGAGATTGCTGTAGAGGGCAATCACATTACTATTAGAAACAAATCACGAGAGGGTAGATGAATTTACTTGAAATACAACTAGCAGTAGTCAAGAAGTTAAGGGAACTATATCCTAATACTAAAGCAGTGTATAATATCAGGACACGAATGCTATGCGATTAACTCAAAAAATTATTGAAGATCTCCAGATAGCCTTGATGCATACCAAGAAAGATGGTACAGTTAATTGGAAAGATGGTGATGAGATTGAGGTTTGTATTGCTGGTACATTTGCAGCAGATAAATTTATTGTCCTTCACAATAGATCTAAATGAAGATCGCAATCATTACCGACCAGCACCTAGATGGTCGTAAGGGCAACATTAATTTCTGGAATTATTTTCAACAGTTTTATGATGAGATATTTTTCCCTACTCTTGAGAGAGAAGGCATCACTACCGTCCTTGATTTGGGGGACACATTTGATAATAGAAAGTCTCTGGATTATAATACTCTGGCAAGGATTAAGACTCATTATTTCGACAGACTTAGAGCATATGATGTATACATGATTCTAGGGAATCATACGACTTACTATAAGAACAGTAGTCATATTAATTCCCCTGAGTTGTTGTTAGAACAGTACGATAATATTAGAGTGTTCAGTGAACCATATGAATGTTCATTTGGTAGTAAGAACTTTCTACTATTACCGTGGATTAATGGTGCAAACCAAGAACTCTCTGAGGAGTTCATAAACAAAAGCAATGCTGATATATGTTGTGGACATTTAGAGGTAGATGGATTTGAAGTAACACCTGGTATGAAGTTCCAAGGTGGTCGTGCTATTAAAGATTTCCATAGGTTTGATCGTGTGTGGTCAGGACATTTTCATCACAGATCAAAGAGAGCAAACATACAATATCTTGGTAACCCTTATCAGATGTTCTGGAATGATTATAAGGATCCTAGAGGGTTCCACATATATGATACAGAAACTGATAAGTTGAAGTGGATTAAGAATCCATTTGAAATTTTCAGCAAGATATACTATAATGATGTAGAGAAGGATTACAGTGAGTTTGATGTTTCTGGATACACCAACCAGTTCGTCAAGATCATTGTTGAAGAGAAGAAAAACTATCCTCAGTTTGAATCTTTACTAGATAAACTATATCAAACTGGTGTCCATGATGTTAAAATCGTGGAAACCCTTGTAGACACAGACCTAGATGATGATGCAGAGATAGATGTAAAGGACACACTTACTCTACTTAATGAGTATATTGACGAAGCAGATATCTCTGTTGATAAGTCTGATCTCAAGAAGTTGATGCAAACCCTATACATCGAATCTTGTGAGGTTGTATGAATGTATACATCTTAACTCTAACAGGAAAACCTGAAAAGGTTTTCTCGGTAACTGGTCCGAATAATGAGCAAGTTGTACCTATGTTTGAGGCTGAGGAAGATGCTGAACGATATGTTTACTTAGTTGATGAAGTAAATGATCCTTCAATTCCTGAACTAGATGTTGTAGAGGTTGAAGGAAATGCTATAATGGCTGCATGTTCTTCTCAGAATACTGACTTCGTAGTCTTTCAGAAAGACGATTTAATAATACCGCCACGTGTTTTATGATAACCTTTGAAAAAGTTCGCTGGAAGAATTTTCTTTCTACAGGAAATACCTTCTCAGAGATTGATTTGGTGAAGGCAAAAACAAATATCATCATCGGTTCCAACGGTGCAGGTAAGTCAACCATCTTAGATGCGTTGACCTTTGCTCTCTTTGGCAGAGGGTTTCGTAAAATTAATAAGTCATCATTGATTAATAGTATCAATGAGAAAGATTGTTTAGTTGAATTAGAATTTAAGATTGGTAAGAATGAGTACTTGGTTCGCAGAGGTATTAAACCAAATGTATTTGAGATTCTTACCAATGGTAAACTAACAGATCAGGATCATACTGTAGCAATACAGCAAAAGAATTTTGAACAGAATGTATTACGAATGTCGTACAAGTCTTTCACGCAAGTGGTGGTACTTGGATCATCTACATTTGTTCCATTCATGCGACTGCCTACTATACAACGTAGAGAGATCATTGAGGATATCTTAGACATTCAGATCTTCTCTGTGATGAATGATTTACTTAAGGATAAGGTTAGAGAGAATAAGGACGAACTATTAAAACTAGAAGGTCAGTTAGATGTACAGAAACAGTCTATAGATCTTCAAAAGAATTATATGTTAGAGTTAGAGAAGAAGACTGCTAGTGAGATTGAAAGAAAGAAAGAGAAGATTCAAGAACTATCTTCACAGGAAGATGACTCTATTAAGAAGATAGAAGAAACATCAGAAGTACTTGAGGTTCTACAGAAACAGATGGAAGAACTATCAAATGTATCTGGTAAACTAAAGAAGCTTTATAGTTTTAGGACAAAGGTATCACAGAAGATTAAGAACTGTCAGAAGGAACATAAGTTTTTTCAAGAGAATGAGGTTTGTCCTGTATGCACTCAAGATTTATCTGAAGAATTTAGAGCAGGTAAGATTGAATCAGGTACTGCTGAGATAGGTGAACTTGAAGGTGGGTTTAAGGAATTAGAAACTGCTATTAAAGACGAGGAGAATAGAGAGACTCAGTTTACAGAGACTTCTGGTAAGGTCATTGATTTGAATTCAGTTATCACTCAAGCAAACTATCAGATCAATATGATTAGAAATAATATTAAGGAGATTGAATCTGAGATTGATGAACTATCTAAAGACTCTGCTGATAAGAAAGGAGAGTTTAAGAAGCTTAAGAAGATGGTTGAGGAGAGTAACAGTACTAAAGAATCTATTGCTTCTACTAAGAAGGATAAAGATACATTAAATGTTGCTGGACATCTGTTGAAAGATACTGGTATTAAGACTAGAATCATTAAGACATATCTTCCTACCATGAATAAACTGATTAATCAGTATCTTCAGGGTCTTGAGTTTTATGTCAATTTTACCCTTGATGAGAACTTTGAGGAGACTATCAAGTCTAGATATAGAGATGTATTTTCATACGAGTCTTTCAGTGAGGGAGAAAAGGCTCGTATTGATATCAGCCTATTGCTTACTTGGCGTAGCATTGCTAAGCTTAAGAATAGTGTGGACACTAACCTTCTTATACTAGATGAAATCTTTGACAGCTCGCTTGACCAATCTGGTTCTTCTGATCTTGGTTGGATCTTACGTAATTTCGACGATAGTACTAATGTTTTCGTGATCAGTCATAAGGATGCTTTGATTGATAAGTTCGATAGAACCATTCATGTGGACAAACCTAAGAACTTTAGTACCATCTCTGAGATGTGACACTTGAATAAGTGGTCACCCCCTGCATGACTTTCCATCTGTATGGTGTAATATAGGTACATCAAACAGAAAAGTATGAATCTTTACCACGAAATTAAAGGAAACCTAGCAAGACTTCTTGCAACTGAGAATCTAGTTGTTGAGCATCGCAAGGATGCACAGACAGCATCCTTTGATGTGGAGAAAAGAGTTCTTACTCTACCCAATTGGGAACTTGCAAGTAACACTGTGTATGATCTACTTGTGGCACATGAGGTAGGACATGCATTGTTTACACCAAACATTGATTGGTCACTTGACCATGATGTACCTAAAGATTATGTAAATGTATGTGAGGATGTACGTATCGAGAAGTTGATGAAGCGTAAGTATGGTGGACTTCCTAAGACATTCTCACGTGGGTATTATGAATTAGATGAAAAGGATTTCTTTGAGGTATCAGATAAAGATCTTTGGGATTTCAATGTTATTGATCGTATCAATCTTCATTTCAAGATTGGTGCAACTGCTATGATTCCTTTCCTTCCTGAGGAGCAAGTATTTGTAATGAAAGCAGAGGAACTAGAAACATTTGATGAAGTTCTAGCACTTGCAAAAGAGATCCATGCTTATCAGTCTAAGAAAGATGAGGAGTTAAGACAACAGTATCAAGCAAATCAACCTGATCAAATGAACCTACCTATGGAAGGGAAGGGTGATCTTGAGAAGGATGAGAAGGGTGAAATCGAACAACCTCAGGGTCAGGATGGTGATCAACCAACTGATGAGATGGATGAAGGTAACAATCAACCATCACCAATTCAGACAAGTAGTCAGGGTGGTGGTCAACATAATGATACTGATGAAGCAAAGACTCAAAAGTCTTTTGATCAGCAAACCCAAGGATTAAATACTAAGAGTTATAACAATAGAGAAATAACTTATGTAGAGTTGCCTAAAAAGATAAAGACTGATAAGATAGTAGTAGATTGGAAAGAGATCCATGAGTGGATTGATGAAAGAGTTTCACTACGTAATACAGAGAGACTTCAGGAAGAGTACGGATTAAATGAACTAAACATTTATGAAGAACCTGATCAGGAGTATTCTAAGTTTCGTAAGCAATCACAAAAGGAGGTAAATTATCTTGTTAAAGAATTTGAATGCAGAAAGTCTGCCAGTGCTTATGCTCGTGCTGCTACTTCTAGGACTGGAGTACTGGACACAGCGAAATTACACACTTACAAGTATAACGAAGACCTTTTCAAGAAGGTAACAGTTCTACCTGATGGTAAGAATCACGGACTAATCTTTGTTCTTGATTGGTCTGGATCAATGTCCTCATGCTTACTTGCAACATTTAAGCAGTTGCTAAATCTTACTGCTTTTTGTAAGAAAGTACAAATCCCATTTGAAGTATATGCTTTCACTAATGAGTGGAGGATTGTTAATAGAATTAAAGCAGGTGAACAGGATCAGTATTATTATTCTTACAGAGATTACGCTCAGGATAAAGATCTTACACCAAGAGAGATCTTCATTGACGATAGTGAGTTTAACATGATGAATATTATTTCATCAAGAAGTAATGCTAGGGATTACGAACGTCAGTGTTTAAATATCTGGAGAGAAATTTGGCCACATCATAGAAGTGCATGGTACAGACCAACTGAAGGATTGCAACTATCTGGTACTCCATTGAATGAAGCACTTGTTTGTTTGCATGAAATAATTCCACAGTTTAAGAAAACAAGTGGAGCAGAGAAAGTTAATGTAACTATTCTTACTGATGGAGAATCTTCTCAACTTGGTTATGGTAGACAAGTACAACGTGAAGATCGTGAAGACTATACTACTATTGGTAGGTTGCATGAGTACTGTGCATTGAGGGATCGTAAGACTGGAAGAGTTTACCCTCAGTTCACAGATAGTTGGGTGGGTGTTACTAACGTATTACTACAACAACTCCGTCACAGATTCACTGATGTGAATATAGTCGGGTTCAGAGTATGTACTGGATCACAGTTGGCTAACTTTGTTCATCACTATAGTACTTCACGTTATGAGGAAGTACAGAAGGACTGGAGAAAGTTTAAGTCCACAGTCATCCCTGATGCTATAGGGTTCACTGAATTGTATGCTATCCAGCAGCAAGCACTGGATAATGAGGTTGAGTTTAATGTTGATTCTGGTGCTAAGAAGGGTGAAATCACTCGTGCATTTAAGAAGATGCTAGGTACTAAATCTAACAATAAAAAGATCCTCAGTTCATTCGTGGGTATGGTCAGTTGAGAAACTGTCCAACCCCCCTTCCAAAAATCTCAAAATCCATTATACTTATAACATACAAACAAAAAAATTATGCCTTTTGAACCAGCACCTGTTACTACAGAAGACTTCGTAGAGTTTCTAACCGATAAGTTCGGACCAGAAGTGAATGCACCACAAGTACGTGAAGCGGCTGCACACTTCAATGTTGGTTATCAAACTGCTATCAAAAGAATTCGTCAGTATCATGTTAAGCGTGGTCAGTGGAACCTAAGTATCGCAGAGAAACTAGAGCGAGTTTATGAGGGTCTACCTGCTGTACCTGCTGTAGAACAAAATCTTATTCCAGAAAAGGATCCTAACTATGTTCCTTTTGGAAACTTCAACGATGTTAAAAAGATCGTTCAGTCAGGGATGTTCTATCCTACATTCATTACTGGACTCTCTGGTAATGGTAAGACACTTAGTGTAGAGCAAGCATGTGCTCAATTGGGTAGAGAACTTATTCGTGTAAATCTTACTATTGAAACTGATGAAGACGATCTTATTGGTGGGTTCCGTCTTGTTGATGGGGCAACTGTTTGGCATAACGGACCTGTCGTTGAAGCACTCGAACGAGGAGCAATCTTGTTACTCGATGAGATTGACTTGGCTAGTAACAAAGTCCTATGCCTCCAATCCATTCTTGAAGGTAAAGGGGTGTTCCTCAAAAAAATCGGTAAAGTGGTCAGACCTAAGGTAGGATTCAATGTTATTGCAACTGCTAATACTAAAGGTAAGGGTTCAGATGATGGACGTTTTATTGGTACAAATGTTCTTAATGAAGCTTTCCTCGAAAGGTTCGCATTGACTTTTGAGCAAGATTATCCTACTCCTAAGACTGAGCAGAGAATCCTTGAGAAGGTTTCTGCTAACCTAGGTGTACTTGATGAAGAGTTCTGTGAGAATCTTTCCAACTGGTCTGATATTATTCGCAAGACATTTAAGGATGGTGGTATCGATGAAGTTATCTCTACTCGTAGACTGGTACACATCATTCGTGCCTTTGCAATCTGGAACAATCGTGTTAAAGCGATACAGGTATGTGTAAATAGATTTGATGAGGAGACTAAGCAGTCCTTTGTTGATCTATATGATAAGATTGATGCTAAAGTAGATCTGGAGGAAACCGATGGCGAGTAAAAACGGATATCTAGGTCACGTTGTTTCTCTAAGAGATGGACGTTACGCTAAAATTCTTGAAGGGGTTGGATCCCCTTCAAGTCCTAGGCACAAAATTCGTATGGTTGATCTTGACGGAAACACCATTCAGTGCTATCATAATGAAATAAGTTATGTATGGAATCCTTGAAATACAATGAAGACGAACTTTTGAAAGAGGTTCACGATTACATTAGTCAAACATACAGAGGTCATTATTCTGTCGGTAACGTACAGACTCTTGACCTCATTGATTCTGTAGGTGATGCTGAAGCATTCTGTAGAAGTAATGTTCTAAAGTATGCATCACGTTACGACAGAAAAGGAACAGCACGTAAGGATATCATAAAGATTATCCATTATGGTCTGCTCCTACTTCACTTCAATGATAAGACTGCACAGCATCAATCATTGCAGAGTGGAGCTACATCATTCACCGTTGATTATGACAAATGAGTACAGTACAATTATCAAACCAAACATATTCAATCCTAGAGAATTTTTCTACTATCAATTCATCGATTGTATTTAAAAAAGGTAACACAATTAAGACGATTGCTAATGCAGAGAATGTTCTTGCTGAGTATGAAGGTGAAGAATACTGGCCAAGAGATTTTGCTATCTATGACTTGAGTCAGTTCTTGTCTGCTATTAGGACTCTAAAGTCTCAGACTGGTGAACTACCCATACTTGAATTTTTGAATGAGGATTATGTTGTTATCCGTAGTAAGGGTGCTAGTGTAAGATATTATTACAGTGATCCTGAGATTACATTGAAGGTTGCTCCAGACAAGACTGTTAATTTTCCAGGTGCAAACATTGAGTTTGATTTCCCACAAGAACAACTGAAGAAAGTACTTGATCTTTCTAACACATTGACCTTGAGAGATCTTACGTTTGCTAGTAAGGATGAGAAACCATTTATTAGGTTGTCTGATAGAGAGAATGATACCAGTAACAAATGTAAATTTGATTTATCAAATGCAGAATGTACTGGTGACTATAATCTTCATATGAAGATGGATAACCTTCTAGTATATACTAAGGGTGCTGATTATAGAGTTCGTGTTTCAGATCAAATGTTATCTGAATGGACAGTGACTAGAATCTTCGGTAACAACGAAGATGTTCAACTTAAATACTTCGTAGCATTGGAGCCTAAATGAAGCAAGATTTTCTTTGGGTTGAGAGATATCGTCCCAAGAAGATCGATGAATGTATTCTACCAGAGAACACAAAGAAATCATTTCTTGGATTCCTTAAGCAAGGTGAGATTCCCAACCTACTATTATCAGGTAGTGCTGGTGTAGGTAAGACAACAGTAGCACGTGCTCTCTGTGAAGAGTTAGGTGCATCCTACATCATAATCAATGGTTCTGATGAAGGAAGATACCTTGAGACCATAAGGAACAAAGTACAGACATTTGCTACAACAGTCTCATTGACCTCTACAACCACTCACAAGGTGGTCATACTGGATGAGGCAGACAATATGACTGCTGATGTTCAGATGATCCTTAGAGCAGCAATAGAGGAGTTTCATAGTAACTGTAGATTCATCTTTACCTGCAACTATATTAATCGTCTGATTGATCCTATCAAGTCACGATGTACTGTGGTTGATTTTAGGATCAAGTCATCTGAAAAGGATGTTCTTAGTACAGAGTTCTTTACTAGACTTAAAGATATTCTCAACAAGGAGAATATAACTGCTCAAGATAAAGTACTCGCTAAACTCATTAGGAGATACTATCCCGATTGGAGAAGGTTACTTAATGAGACTCAGAGACATGCTGCTAAGGGTACTATAGAATCTGATATTCTACAGGACATTAGTGATATCAATACTGACGATCTTATCCGAGCAATGAAGGATAGGAATTATAAGACAGTTAAAGCATGGGTTCATCAGTACATGGATCATGATCCATATCAAGTCATGCGTAAGATCTACGATGTTATGTACGATCATGCTACAGGTGCTTCTGTTCCAAACACAGTAATCATCATTGCAAAGTATCAGTACCAAATTCAGTTTGTTGCTGACCAAGAGATTAACACTCTTGCTTGTTTAACTGAAATTATGTTAGGAGTTGAGTGGAGATGATTCCAAATGATCGTTTACTAGAGTTACTTAGAACTAGATGCTATAAGCAAGGTGAGTTTACTCTTTCTTCTGGTAGAGAAACAAATCATTATGTTAATTGTAAACCTGTAACCTTATCAGGTGAGGGTCTTTATAATGTAGCATCATCTATGTTAGACTTTATTGATAAAGATGTTAAAGCAGTAGCAGGATTAACTCTTGGTGCTGACCCTCTAGTATCAGGTGTTGCTATGCATTCTTATCAAGCATGGAAACCATTAGATGCTTTAATTGTTCGTAAAGAACCTAAAGGTCATGGTACAGCATCACAGATAGAGGGACCAATACCATCAAAAGGATCTAAGGTTGTGGTGTTGGAAGATGTAGTTACTACAGGTAACTCTGCTATAAAGGCAGTCAATGTATTACGTGATGCAGGTCTTGTTGTTGAACGTATCGTTACTATTGTAGATCGTCAGGTTGGTGGTGAAGCAGATACAAATGTATGTGCTGCTCATTTAGAACTGATGAGTTTGTTTACTCTTAATGAGGTTGCTTATGGTAACAACTAAGTCATTAAAAACACCTTTAAGATATCCTGGTGGTAAGTCTAGAGCAACTACTAAATTGTTCCAGTACATACCTGATCTTAAAGATTATAAAGAGTATAGAGAACCATTTCTAGGAGGTGGTTCAGTAGCATTAGAAGTTGTAAAAAGGTATCCTCATCTTGAGGTATGGGTCAATGATCTATATGAACCATTATATAATTTCTGGTGTGAACTTAGGGATAGTGGTCAGGAATTACAAGACGCTATCTTGATGAAGAAAAATATGTATCCTGATCCAGGTACTGCTAAAGAATTATTTACTGAAAGTAAGGAGAAGATAAATGATCGAGAAACATCCCCATTTGATCGTGCCGTTAATTTTTATATTGTTAACAAGTGCAGTTTCTCTGGTCTCACTGAATCGTCGAGTTTCTCCTCTCAAGCATCAGAAAGCAATTTCTCCTTCAGAGGTATTGAGAGACTATCGGAATACTCAGAGCTCATTCAGAACTGGACAATAACAAATCTTTCTTATGAGAGAATGTTATGCGATGATAAGAATATATTCACTTACTTAGATCCACCATATGACATTAAGATCCCTATATATGGGAAGAGAGGTGCTATGCATAAGCACTTCGATCATGATCAGTTTGCTTCTGATTGTGATACCTTTACATCCCCTATGTTAATATCATATAATAGCAGTCAGGTGGTACGAGATCGATTTCAAGATTGGAATGCTGCCGAGTTTGCTCATACTTATAGTATGCGTACTGTTGGGGATTATATGAGAGAACAACAAGACCGTAAAGAACTAGTCCTTTTGAACTATGAAAATCGAAGTTAAACTCTACGTAGCAGGTACACAGTTCACAGAGACTGTTATCGCTAGAAACTATGAGGAAGCTAGGCAAGTAGCATTGGCTAGGAATCCTAATGCGAGAGTTATTAGTGTTAATGCTGTATTCAAATGACTAGACCAGAACCACCTTATGCTAACGGATCTCTTTCAATGGTAGTTCCAATGGAAGATATGACCGTGATTCTTACACAACTGTGGAAGAGTCGTGCTACAGAACCAAAGATAGGAGAACTATACGAAAAATATAAGAGATTGATACCCGAAGAATAACTAACCACCGAGGTAAATATGCGATTAGGAGTCATGTGTTCTGGTGAAGGAACTAACTTCGAGAACATTATACGTTACCCACAAATGAAACATGAGATTGTGTTAATGATACACAATACCAAACAGTGTGGTGCTGCTAGACGAGCAGATAAATTTGGGATTCCTCATTGTAGAATCGCACATAAAGATGAAGATCAAATGATTCAACTCTTCAAGGCATGGAGGGTTGATCTTGTTATATTAGCAGGGTACATGAGGGTACTTAAGAAACCATTAGAGTTTCCATGTCCTATCATAAATGTACATCCATCATTACTTCCTAAGTACAAGGGTTTACATGCAGTAGAACAAGCATTAGAATCAGGTGATAAGGAAAGTGGATGTACTGTCCACTATGTTAATGAAGAACTTGACGGTGGTGATATAATAGAACAATCAAGGGTTCCTATTTGTAGTGATGATACGGTTGAGACCTTGACTCAACGTATTCAACGAGCAGAATATAGACTGCTCCCTCTTGTAATTAATAACTTAGCAAATGAGCAAACCGAAACTAGGAGATTGGCTGGAGTCTATTAACCAGTCTAAAAGAAATTTAATTAGAGAAAATCCTGAACTAGAATCTTCTTATCCTAGTTGGATTGTTAATAAAGCACTATCATCATTCACTGATAGCATTTTATTTGCCAATGAAATGAATATGAATTGGCAGATAGATAAGCGTATGCAATACGATTTTTATATAAATAGTCTGAGACCTCGTAGGAGATTTTCTCCTTGGTCAAAAAAGGAGTCCATAGAATATCTTGAGGACATTAAAGAGTATTATGGGTATAGTTATACCAAATCTCTAGAAGTGCTTAGGATTCTTTCTAAAGATGACCTTGAACAAATCAGAAAATTATTGCATAAAGGTGGTATAGGATGATTGATAATGAGGTTCAGTGGAAACAAGCTGACATGATTGAGGTTCTCCTGAAAGAACCAGATGACTTCTTAAAGGTTAGAGAAACACTTACAAGAATTGGTGTAGCATCTCGTAAGGAGAGAAAGATATATCAGTCTTGTCACATCTTGCATAAGCAAGGAAAGTATTACATAGTTCACTTCAAGGAACTCTTCGCTCTTGATGGTAAGAACACAAACATCACAGAGAATGATGTTCAGAGAAGGAATAGAATTTCACAACTCCTTTCGGATTGGGGTCTAGTTAGTATTGTAGATTCTAATAAGGTAGGAGATCTCGCACCGTTAAATCAGATTAAAGTCATCTCTTTTAAAGAGAAAGGTGACTGGACTTTAGAGTCCAAATATAATATCGGTAAGAAAAAAGCGTAGGATCCGAACTCTTTAAGTCGGTTAGTACCACTGCGTTTTTGGGGTCTGAGAGTATAATTAGTAGTGTGATGCCTAACGGGTCACATTAACCTAAGTCGCTCAAGGAGGACACCATGAGAAACGCAACAACACATACATTTTTTGATCAATTTACACCATTTTCACTAGGGTTTGATGACACATTCAGTAGACTCGAAGCACTGTCGGGAACTTCAGTTAGTTACCCACCTTACAACATCGTGGCTGGACATGATGGTAGAACCCTACTGGAGATTGCTCTTGCTGGATTTTCAAGAGAAGATATCGAAGTAACAACAGAAGAAAACATCCTAACAGTTAAAGCATCTTCTAAGGAAGATGATAGAACCTATAGTCATAAGGGAATTGCTACTAGATCGTTTAGTAGAACGTGGCAACTAGGTGACTCTATGGAAGTCGAAGGTGTTGATTACAAAGATGGTCTCTTGGTTGTACAACTTCATAAGGTACTACCAGAACATCAGCAGAAGAAGTTCTGGTTCGGCACTGAAGCACACAGAGAGAAGCTAGAAGCATCGGTATAGAACACAGACCACATAACAAACCGTACACAGGGAGCTTGACTTTTGTCTTGCTCCCTTTTATAATGTCTCTATGAGCATAAAGATAGTACACCTCACTAGTGGGGAAAGATTTATCTGTGACCTGTATGAATGCAGAGCACGACCAGATGAAAACAGTGAACATGTGGTCGGGTATGCTATAATACATCCACAGATATTTAATATGCAACAGGTGGTAGCATCTAATACTATGACCTCAGGTAATGAACCTGAGTTCAAGGTTGTGTTTACCCCTTGGAATCCTTTAGCCAAGAGACAGCATTTTAAAATTAATGCTTTTGCTATCATTACCATCAGTGATGCACGTGAAGACATTGAGGAAATTTTCCGCAAAGAATATCAGGTGCTTACAAACTATGAGTTCCTTGAGGAACCCATAGATATTTTACATTACGACGATAAGTTTACAGGTATTACAGTATGACAATTCAATTAGTTAGAATGAAGTATTCTGACGAAACAGTTATCGCTGATGTTGGCGAGGTTTTTCAGAATGAGGAGTCTAAAGAAAAGGGTGAACGTCCTCTCTGTCTACAGTTCATTAATCCATACACATTACATGTGGTAAATGAAACTGAAGATGGGTACAATGTTGCCTTCAAGAAATGGAATCCTTTCTCTGATGATAAGGAATATAATGTAGGGTTCGATCTAATTGGTATAATTAGTAATGTGAAACCTGCTGTTGCAGTAGCATATAATGAAAAAGTTGCCGTAGACACTACCCCAAATGAAGAAACTACTGAAGATACAGAACGAGCCGCAGTGGATTTTGTCCCAAGTGGATCAAGTTGATACTGCTGAGTATGGTGAACCAGATTGTATTCTGATTAATCCAGTTACCATTGAAGATGGTAAACCTTGGCCACCACATTCAGCAGACAAGGATGTACTTGTCCGATCAACTGATATAATTGTTATGGTCGATCCGTCAGATGACGTTTTAAATTCAACAGAGGCAAAGGAACTACTGAACGAATGAAATTTTACACCAACGTAGAACAAGCTGGTAATAGAATTTTTGTACGTGGTTATGAAGGTGGTGAAGCATTTAAGGATAAGGTCAATTTTGATCCCACCTTATATCTTCCCACCTCTAATTTTTCTGAGTGGCGTACACTTGAAGGTCAATGTGTAGAGCCTATGAAGCAGGGTACGATACAACATGCTAAGGAAACAGTACAGAGATATCGTGATGTTTCCAATATGGATGTGTATGGTAACACAAGATATTTGTATCAGTATATTGCTGATGAGTATCCTGATGACCAAGTAAAGTTTGATCCCAAACTTATCAGAGTCTTTAACATTGATATTGAAACTTCTGCTGAGAATGGGTTTCCAGATATCGAATCAGCAGACCAAGAAATCTTAGCGATCAGTATTAAGGACTCTTATTCTGGTCGCATTACTGTCTTTGGGGCTAGACAATTTGATAACAATGATCCCCAAGTAGACTACATGCATTTCAAGACTGAGGATTCTATGCTTAAAGCATTCCTCAGGTATTGGATGGAAAATTATCCTGACGTTATTACAGGTTGGAATGTTCAGCTTTTTGATATACCCTATATTGTTAGGCGTTTTGATCGGGTACTTGGTGAGGGATTTACTCGTTATCTTAGCCCGTATAAACTTATTTCTACTCGTGAAATTTACATCAAGGGCAGAAGACAAATCGCTTGCGATCTACGAGGAATTTCTACTCTGGATTATCTCGAACTATACCGTAAGTTTACCTACACGAATCAAGAATCTTATCGGTTGGACCATATCTGCTTTGTCGAACTCGGAGAAAGAAAGTTAGACCACAGTGAGTATGATACTTTCAAGGAGTTCTACGAGAAGGATTGGCAGAAGTTTGTAGAATATAATATACATGACGTTCGTCTGGTGGACAAACTAGACGAGAAGATGAAACTTCTAGATCTTGCATTCACTATGGCTTATGATGCTAAGGTGAATTATGAAGATGTGTTTAGTCAAGTTCGTATGTGGGATAACTACATATACTGCGAACTACTAAAACGTAAGATCGCAATTCCTCCTAAGAAGGAGGCAACTAAAAACGCTAAGTATGCAGGTGCTTATGTCAAGGAACCGATTCCAGGATTCTATGATTGGGTGGTCAGTTTTGATCTCAATAGTCTGTATCCCCATCTTATTATGCAGTACAACATCTCCCCAGAGACCCTCAGGGAGACTAGATGTGCCAGTGCAAGCGTTGAGGGGTTCTTAAATAAGACTGTTCAACTAGACCCAGAGTATTCTACTTGTGCTAATGGAGCACAGTACAGGAAGGACGTGCATGGATTTCTTCCAGAGATGATGCAGAAGATGTATGACTCTAGGGTCATCTTCAAGAAGAAAATGATTGAAGCAAAGAAGGAGTATGAGAAGACTCCTACTGTTGCATTAAAGAATGAGATTGCTAGATGCAATAACATTCAGATGGCTAAGAAGATCTCTTTGAACAGTGCTTATGGTGCTATCGGTAACGAACACTTTAGGTACTATAGGTTAGCAAACGCCGAGGCAATTACATTATCAGGACAAGTCTCAATTAGATGGATTGAGAACAAGATGAATGGGTATCTAAATAAACTACTCGGATCAGATGAGAAGGATTACGTAATTGCATCAGATACAGACTCGATATATCTTAATCTCGGACCTCTTGTTGATAAATTTTTTGGTAGCAAGTCTAGTGATAAGGCTAAGGTTGTGGACTTACTTGATAAGATCTGCAAGGACAAACTGGAACCGTTTATTGATGCGTCCTATGAGGAACTGGCGACGTATGCTAATGCGTATGATCAAAAGATGAGTATGAAGCGAGAGAATATCGCTGACCGTGGTATTTGGACTGCTAAAAAACGATACATACTTAACGTCTGGGACTCAGAAGGAGTCCGATACAACGAACCCAAGATGAAAATCATGGGATTAGAAACTGCTAGGTCATCAACACCAGCATATTTTAGGGATAAATTGTATGAAGCTTTTAAGATTATTATCGGCAAAACAAATGATGAGCTTATCGCTTTTATCGATGATGTCCGAGCAGCGACAAAGCAACAACCCTACGAAGACATTGCATTCCCAAGAGGATGTAACGGACTTGAAAAATACTTTTCAAGAACCAGCATCTATCAAAAAGGAACACCAATCCACGTAAGGGGTGCATTGTTATACAACCATTACGTTAATAAGAATAACGTAACCAACAAATATCCAATCATTCAGGAAGGTGAGAAGATCAAGTTCATTTATTTGAAGACACCTAACCCCATGAAAGAGGATTGTATTTCTTTCTTCAGTCAGATTCCTAAGGAGTTTAACATGGAGAAGTACATCGACTATAAGAAACAATTTGATAAGAGTTTCTTGAAACCTCTGGAAAATGTGCTAGAATGTATTGGGTGGAATAGTAAAAAGATCATTACAATAGGGAGTTTTCTTACATGAGCAAAACCGTGTGGACAGTCACATATCAAGACGCACAAGTGGAAGCACTTGATGCTGGTCAGATCAAGGTCTTTGAGGAGAAGACAACAGCAGATGCATATGCTCAACTGTTGTCTAAAGACCATGACTATGTTAGAATGTACGAAAGTGAGGTAACTGACGCATGGGCTTCCTAGATACAGTAATTAAGGATAGTGGAAACGAATACGCTAGTAGGGTCAGTGACGGAGTTGCTGCTGGAGATACATCCAGTTTTGTCGATACTGGCTCTTATATTTTCAATGCTGTCGTTAGTGGTTCTCTCTTCGGTGGTATCCCCTCTAATAAAGTCACAGCACTTGCTGGAGAATCATCAACAGGAAAAACTTTCTTTGCCCTTAGTGTTGTACGGAACTTTCTTACTCAGCATACTAACGGTGGGGTTATTTATTTTGAGTCTGAGTCTGCTATAAGCAAAGATATGATTGAGAGCAGGGGAATTGATTCCAAACGTATGGTAATTTTCCCTGTTGCTACGATAGAAGAGTTTAGGACACAAGCAACTAGGATCCTAGACAAGTATATGAAGCAACCAAAAGAAGAAAGAGAACCAATGATGTTTGTTCTTGATTCTCTTGGTATGCTATCAACATCAAAGGAGATGGAAGATATCTCTAATGATAAACAGGTCAGAGACATGACCAAATCACAATTAATTAAGGGTGCATTCAGAGTATTGACTTTGAAACTAGGACAAGCACAAGTTCCTATGATTGTTACCAATCACACATATGATGTGATCGGATCCTATGTGCCACAAAAAGAAATGGGCGGTGGTAGTGGACTAAAGTATGCTGCATCGACTATAATTTACTTAACCAAATCTAAAGAGAAAGAAGGAACAGACTTAGTGGGTAACATCATTAAGTGTGAAGCCAAGAAATCTCGTCTAACCAAGGAGGGTTCTAAAGTTGCAACTAGATTATACTTCGATGAGCGTGGTCTCGACAAATACTATGGACTCTTGGAACTTGGTGAACAGTACAACATCTTTAAACGGGTGGGCAACCGTATCCAGTTCGGTGAAACTTCTGTTTACCCTAAATCTGTTCTTGCTAATCCTGAGAAGTACTTCACCGATGAAGTGATTGCACAATTAGAAGAAGCAGCAAGAACGGAGTATGGTTATGGCAACTGAGAAAATCGAAGAGTCTATTCTTCGTAATCTCCTTTGCAATGAAGATTACTACAGGAAAGTAGTACCACATCTTGACGCAGATTATTTTCAAGATCCAGTAGAGAGAGTATTATACGAAGAGATCCATGAGTTCTCTTCCAAGTATGATAAGGTTCCTACAAAGGAAGTACTTAAGATTAATCTGGGACAGAGAAGTGATCTTACAGATGAGATTTTTAAATCTTCTGTTTCTAAAATAGACACTCTATCAGATGAGTGGGTGGATCAAGATTGGTTGCTTGACTCTACTGAAACGTGGTGTCAAGATCGTGCTATCTACCGTGCTTTGATGCAGTCTATTAAGATTGCAGATGGTGGGGATGATAAGTTGGATAAGGGTGCTATCCCTTCCATCTTACAGGACGCACTAGCGGTATCTTTTGATGAGCACATCGGTCATGACTATATTGAGTCTGCTGAATCTCGCTATGAGTTTTATCATAGAGAGGAAGAGAAGATACCGTTTGATCTAGAGAAATTCAATTACATTACTAAGGGTGGTCTTCCTAATAAGACCCTCAATATAGCACTTGCTGGTACTGGTGTTGGTAAGTCTCTATTCATGTGTCACATGGCTAGTTCTTGCTTACTTCAAGGCAAGAATGTTCTGTATGTTACCTTGGAAATGTCTGAGGAAAAGATTGCAGAACGTATTGATGCTAATTGTTTGAATCTTAGTATCAAGGACATTGTAGATGTCCCACAGGTTATATTCAGATCTAAGATTTCTGATTTGCAGAAGAAAACTAATGGTAAGATTATTATCAAGGAGTATCCTACTGCTTCAGCACATGCTGGACACTTTAGATCATTACTTAATGAACTAAAACTTAAGAAATCTTTTAAACCCGATATAATCTTTATAGATTACCTTAACATTTGTGCTAGTGTTAGGTATAAAGGACACATCGTTAATTCTTATACTTATGTTAAAGCAATTGCTGAAGAACTTCGGGGTTTGGCGGTCGAATTTGACCTACCGATTATCTCCGCTACTCAAACTACTCGCAGTGGTTTTGGCAGCTCTGATCCCGATCTTACGGACACATCTGAGTCTTTTGGACTCCCTGCTACTGCTGATCTTATGTTCGCTCTTATTACCAACGAAGAGCTCGAACAAGAAGGTAGAATCATGGTCAAACAACTAAAGAACAGATACAACGATCTCACTTCAAATCGAAAGTTTTTGGTGGGGATAGATAGAGCAAAGATGAAGCTCTTCGACGTTGCTGAATCTTCTAGAGATCTGACTCACGACAAAGAGAGTGAGGATGAGATCGAAGCGTTTGATACTATCAAACAAAACCAAGCTCGCCTTAGTAAATTCGCTGAATGGAATGTTTAAACATGGGGACATAGTTGAGTTCCGAGGTGATAGAGGTTTCGTTAACTTCTATGATAAACACGCACCATACTTCACATTGTGTGTAAGACAATGGGAAGACAAAGATAAGATGCATGGCGTAAGTCAATGCAATCTCCTAGTGTATCGCTCACACTGGGATGAGGTTAAAATGATAGAACCAGCACCAGTTGCTGATACCTATCACTCACAAGAACATCGTTATTCTGATCCACAATGACTGAAAAAATTGATTATAATAAGTACCTAGAGTTTGTTGATGGAACTACAAGCCATCCCTCTAAGGATACCGAAGAATTTATTAACAGGGTTCGTGACCTAGAATCTAAAGGAGTTAACATCGCACGTCTTCTAACTGCTGCTGTTGGTATCAGTGCAGAAGGTGGAGAGTTTACTGAGATCGTTAAGAAGATTGCCTTCCAAGGTAAAGAACTTGATGAGGATGTTAAAGTACATCTTCTTAAAGAACTAGGTGATGTGTTCTGGTATATTGCACAGGCATGTCATGCTTTAGATTTAGATTTCCAAACTATATGTGTTACTAACATGATGAAGTTAGCAGCACGTTATCCTGGTGGAGAATTTAATGTGTTCCAATCTGAAAACCGTGCTGAAGGAGACATCTAGTGCATTTAATTTTACCTATAATTTGTATCGCTTTGATCTCTTTAGTGATAGTCTATTCAGTAATTCAGAAATATAACCCTCATTGATCTAAATATACCTAGTACCATAGGTATCGATGGCCAAGCAGGAAGTTTTTAGTACACTTAGTGGTCAGTGGATAAGAAGAGCCACTGATATAACAGACTGTCTTATTGGAGAAGGTTATAACTATCTTCATTATAATGTCACGTCTGTAAAATCTCCAAAGGATTTTCCTAAGACAAAGATCGTGCTTGGCCTGAGGGTAGAAGTAGAAGAGAAGGATAGAGCAACAGCAACAAAGAATATTTTAAAAGCTGTAAGTGAGAAGGATGTAACAGGGGCAGCATATCTGGGTAAGTACACCTATGTGATGAACTCGGATGGTACTGGTCCTCTGAAAGAGAATAGAATTGATATCCCTATTACAGTTGGTAAGCAAACTCAAAAGTTATTTCGTATAGAAGTAAAACCTGTTAAGGGTGGTGGTAGTGGTGGTGGATCAGCATCAACTGCTATCAATGAGTGTATGTTTGCAGTGTATGCTGCATTAAGATTCCATGTTTATCAGCAGGACATAGATCCTGAGAAAGGTATTGATGTTGCTCATTTAGAACAAGCATACAGTCATTGTAAACTTGATAAACCACTTAAAGATTTGTGGGCAGATCCTGTATGGCATCATTCACATTCTATTGGAGCAAACATACTACACAAGAATTTAAAAGGACAGTTTACTAACCCTGAATTTTGGAGAGGTAAGGGTGGTGACGATAAAGAAATTAAGAAAGCATATAATAGGTTGAATGATAGTTTAAAGAAATCTGAGGGTGTTCAAGCATTCACATCGGAAGATAAATGGAACCCTGCTGATATATGGATTGCTGAGAAAGGTTTTAATATATCTGCTCTTGACGATAAGAATGATGCAGCTTCTATCAACAAGTTCATTGCTGATAGTTATAAATTGGTTGGAGGAAAAAGAAAATTGGTTGGTGTATCCTTGAAGAAGATGGGTGCAACAGCAAATTTTAAAGTGGTTAATGATGAATCTCCTGCTCAGAGAAAGGTAAATGTTGAATCTTATAAATGGGTTGATAAAAATGCTAGAGGTGGATATGATTTAATATTTGAAAATAGAGGTAAAGAACCTATAGATGCTTACTTATACTTTGGTCCTGGTGAGTATGATAAGTTTCAGTTGAGAAACTTTGGTGGTAAGAAAGCATCGTGGCAGATAGAATTGAAGGGAGCAACAGCAGCACATGGTCGTTGTGGTGGTGGACAGGTTGCACAGATAGTTAATACGTATGCTCCTGGATCCTTTGAGTGGAATAATGATCAATTATATACTCACTGTGCAAAGCATCATGGTCAGAAAAAGAAGATCACTAAAGATATTGTTGATCTTTTAGATGAATTTGATGCAAAGAATATACAGAAAGGAATTGATATCAAACGTGATAAAGTTCAGTATACAGGAATAGTAGCACGTAAAGAACAGGAGTGGAGATACAGTAAACTTAATGGACTTAGGTTACTGAAAGCATTGAGAGATAATCCAAAGAAAGCTGATCAAATAGTTCAATCACTCTATCTCTTCGCTAGTTCTCAACTAGATTTCTCATCTGTATTTGTAAAAGTATACTAATGGCTAACGTAACTCAACTAAAACACTTAGAACATCTGGAAGATGAGATGCTCAACTATGGAGTTGAGGGATGTAAGGCTGCTGTTGGTTTCTTACAGGAACTAAGGAAGATGCTTGGATGTGATAACAGTACAGGATTCATGCAGACTAAGTGGGATGGTGCTCCTTCTGTTATCTGTGGTACATGTCCTTTAACAGATAATTTCTTTGTTGGAACTAAGTCAGTATTCAATAAAGATGAACCAAAGATAGCATACACTGAGAATGCAATAGACATGTACTATGGTCATTCTCTTGATCTAGCAGAGAAATTAAAATGGGCGTTGAGATATTTTCCTTCACTTGGTATTAAGGGTGTTGTTCAGGGAGATCTTCTATACACCAAACCAGATCTAAAAACTGAAACAGTACATGGTGAGAAACTTTATACTTTCAAACCTAATACTATAACGTATGGTATACCTACAGATCATGAGATTGGTAAGCAGGTTAGTACATCACAGATTGGTGTAGTATTTCATACTCATTATAGAGGTGAAGATATTCCAACTATGCAAGCAATTGCTGGTGCAGGAGAAAAGTTCACACAGTCCTCTACTGTGTTGAATGTTAATAATGATACTCCTATGGATAAAGTAGGATTGAGTCATACAGAGGAAGTTAGGTTTGATAATATGGTGAAAGCCATAGAGAGGGATTGTAAAATTTCTGGTGATTTCTTGGATGAGTTGGTATTACTTAAAGGTAGTACAGGAGATGCTAAGTGGCATGTGTCCTCTTACCTTAAACAGTTTTTCAATGATCAGATAAAGAAGCAGAGGACTATATCAAACCCAACACAAGCATTAGAAGATCTAACTAACTTCTATCATAGTAAGGTTAAACCTGCTGCTGATAAGTTAAAACAACCAACGACACAAGCAGCAAAGAAGAAATTGATTTACGATAGTGAGAACTATCTTATGAATAATGCTGATAAGTTTAAGGCAATGCTTAATCTTTATAAGCAATTGCAAGAGATTAAACAGTTTGTTATTGATAAACTAGATCACCTTGAGAAGTTTAGGACATATGTTCAGACTGATAAAGGATATAAGGCGACTGGTCCAGAGGGATATGTTCTACATAAGGATGGAGACATGATTAAATTTGTTAACCGTCTTGAGTTCTCGTACAATAATTTCACTGTAGCAAAAGCATGGCGTTAGAAACTAAAAGATGCTACTTTACATTTGGTAGGTTTCAACCACCTACTACAGGACACAAAGATAACTTTGCTGGTCTAAAGCAGGCTGCTGGATCAGATGACTACAGGATTTATATTTCACAGACAGTAGATTCAAAGGGTAACAATCCATTAGATCCTAAGACAAAATTTAACTTTATGGTTAAAGCATTCCCTGAACATAGAGGGCATATTTTTAGTGGACCTAGACAACCAGTAGAGATATTACAACAGTTGATGACGGATGGATATGATGAGGTTATATTCCTTGTAGGATCTGATCGTGTTAGTGCCATGCAATTCTTGCATAAATATAATGGTAAAGACTTCTCATTCAGAAAGATTGAGATAAAATCTTCAGGCAGTAGAGACGCAGATGGTGATACGTTTGCCGTATCTGGTACGAAGATGAGACGAGCAGCGAAATCTCTTGATTTTAAAACGTTTCGTTCTGGTATACCAAAGTCACTATCTGATGCTGACTGCAAGACACTGATGAAAGTTATTTCTGCTAACCTTCCGTCAAATTATAAATGAAAACTTTTAGAGATCTAAAAGAACAAGCGATCAGACAGAACTTCCGTAGGAAGGAATTGTTTGTTGAAGGACAAACTGTAATGAATAGTCAGACTGGTGTTAAAGGAGAAATCATTCGCACTGGTCCGAACTATGTTATATGCGTCACTGAAGGCGGTGAGATGTTTCGTGCGTGGGTACGTGACATAAGAGAAGTCAATGAAAGTATAAATAAACCCAGAAGAACAACCTTTTTTACTCATGGAAAAGCAACCACCATCAACATCCGTTCGTCATAACGACGATTTTTCTAAGTCTTTAATTGAATCCTATGCTAACTGGATGAGTGGAGAAGGCTTCCAGCAGAGTACTCTTGAGGAGAGTATTCCTGCCGAGCAAAAGCAAGGTGGAACTAGTGGTGAAGGAACTGTTCAGACACCTATTGGTTCTTATGAGAAACCAACTTTCGATACAAAGGCAATCCCTGTTATCGATAAGAAGGTAAATCCTGATGATTTTTCTAAGAAGGATCCTAAAGCAAATGCTGGTGCTCCTGATAGTACAAAGATCAAGCAGTCACATGGTGCTGAGATAAAGGATGTTACTAAGGTTCCTGCTGCTATTGCTAGAGAAGAGGTTGAGTGTTGTTCTAAGTGTGGTAAACCAATACATGAAGGTTCTTGTGCTCCTAAGTCAACTAAAGAAGAGTTAGAAAAGCAGTTGGATGATGTTCTTACACAACTTAGTGAGTTAACTGAGTCAACATATACAGTAACTCATGAGAAGTGGGAGAAAAAAGAGAAGACAGAAGAAGAATTAAAGGAAGAGAAGGCTGCTAAGAAGAAAGCAGTGAAGAAGATTATGGCTTATGCCTCAAAAAAGTAAAGCGGTCTTGTTCTGAAGAGGCGAAGTCTAAGACCAAGAAGAAAAAGAAGACTGTAGAGATCATGCCTGATCTGGATGATGGTAAGGATCCAAAACATCCAAAGAAAAAGCCTGATATATATGTAAAAGACACAACGAACATCGGATGACCTATTACGGAGTCAGCAGATATATTCCTTATGATCCGTGGTTTCATGATAGACCACACAACCCCCTTGATGATATGCCTATAGCAACTGATAACACTGACCCTGAAGTTAAGTGTTATATTGATGAAGACGAAGTAGATTGTGAGAGTTGGGAACCTAAAACTTATGCATCACGACATGAGTCAACACCCGACCACGAGAAAGGTGCAGAAGAAGTAGTAACCATGCATGAAAAGATGTATCGTATGGCAACCGCAAGATACAATCCATTTTCTATAGGTGGTTCAGAGAATTGTCATGCAGATATAGATTGTCCAACTGGTATAGGTGGTTCTGAAAATGCCTTTAAATTCCAAGGAGGTTCTGAGCAAGCACATAAATAAAATAGTTGCTCTTTTATTATGACATTAGGAAAAGAAGTCATCCTCGAAGCACTTAAGTGTTGTCGGGATGTATACCCACACTCAGAAGATTTTTTAGTCAGTAGGAAAATTGCAGGACATACTATCCTTGCAGTAGAGGGAACTAAAGAGAAGACTGACTGGATAACCAATTTAAAGTTTCTCATTAAGAGAGACGATTGCCACAGAGGATTTAAAAATAACTGTAATAGGACACTAGCACAACTAGTGGTTGCCTATGAGGGATTAAATCCTGAAAGAAAATTAGTGATAGCAGGACATTCACTTGGTGGTGCTACTGCTACATTGATTGCTGATCTCCTATGGGAGTCAGGTAATAAGAATATTGCATTGGTTACTGCTGGATCACCTAGACCAGGTGGACGCAGACTTAGAAAAAGAATCAAAGACCTAGAACATTTGCGTTTTGTTCATGGTGATGATATAGTGCCTGGTACACCTCCATGGCTTGCTGGATATGTTCATACTCATCCAGTTATCAAACTAGAAGACGAAAAAGATACTCGTTTTGATGGTGTTGCTGACCATAATATAGGTGACTATTATGAAGCAGCTCTCAAATATTATAAATAACTTCAGGAAATTAATTGTAA